AATGAAGCACTTCGTTAGATCACCAATCAAAAAAGCTGTTGAAGGCGATTTTGAATCTGGTAATTTAAGATACAAATGCAGAGAAAGATACAGCTTCGGTTTTACAGACTGGAGAGGTGTATATGGATCTGAAGGCGTAGCATAATAATTAATTAATACTAGGCGTAGCAATACGCCTAGTATTTTAAGTAATAACAACCCCAAACGACTGCGAAAGCAGACTATTATAAATAAGGAGATAGACATATGGGAAAGACAACTTTTAGTGGACCAGTAGTATCATTAGCTGGTTTTCAAGACGTAAATGGTAATCCAGTTGGTGCTACACCAGCGGGAACTGTAAATCAAATACAAAAAAATAACGGAAACAACGGTTTTTCAGCAATTCCAGAAGGAACAGCAGGACAAGTTTTAACTTCTGCAGGTGCAGGTCAACCACCAGTTTTCCAAACTGGAACACAAGGAGATATAACTGGAGTTGTAGCAGGTACTGGTTTATCTGGCGGAGGTTTAGCTGGAACTGTTACACTTGATATAGCTGATAATGGAGTAACTTTAGCAAAAATGGCTTCAGGTACTGATGGAAATATTATAAGTTATGATGCAAATGGAGACCCAGTTGCAGTGGCAACAGGTAATGCAGGACAAGTTTTAACTTCTGCAGGTGCTGGAGCACCTCCAACTTTTCAAGCTGTACCATCAAGTGCCCCAACTTCTTTGAATATCAATGGAGGAACTATTAAATTAAATGGTAATTATCCAAATGGAAATAGAAACGTAGCCATAGGTGCTAGTGCTGGAAACATTTTGGCTTCTGGAGCTGAAGACAATGTATTTATTGGACAATCTGCTGGTAGTTTTGTTCAAAATGCTGACCGTAATACAGCTGTTGGTAAAGACGCATTAAAAGAAAATTTAAGTGGTCAAAACAATACTGCTTTTGGAAAAAGTGCATTACAATATGTTACTGGAAATTCAAATGTAGGAATAGGTCGTGAAGCTGGAAGTAACCTTACTAATGGTAATAACTGCATAATTATAGGTGAACTTGCTCAACCTTCAGTTAATAATGCTTCTAATGAAATTACTATAGGTTCTGCTACTCATACATTATTTAGATTACCGGGTTTACAGCAAGGTGCTTCAACTAATGATGTATTAACATTTGATGGATCTAAAATTGTACTTGCTGCAGCTAGTGGCGGTTCACCTACTTCTTTAAACATTACTGGAGGAAATATTAAACTAAGTGGTAATTTCCCTACAGGTTCTAATAATACTTGTTTAGGTTTAAATGCTGGTAATTCTTTTAATGCCGGTGGTTCTGAAAATGTATTTATAGGTAAATCAGCTGGTGTTAGTTTGTCTTCAGGAGATAGAAACGTTGCTGTAGGTTCAGAAGCTTTATTAAGTTCTCAAACTAACAATGAAAATACTGCTGTTGGATATCAAGCTTTAAGAGCAAATAATGGAGGACAACAAAATACTGCTGTAGGTCAGCTTGCTTTGGGTAATGGTACGACTACGAGTGGTTGTGCTGCCTTTGGACACCGTGCGGGAATGAATACTACAGGAAATTTCAACACAGCTATTGGAACGGAGGCATTATTTGGTAACACAAGTGGTCAAAATAACACAGCTATTGGTTGGAATGCAGGTAATAATATAACTAGTGGTTCTGATCAAAATACATTTTTAGGACGATCAGCTGGTTATAACTTACAAAATGGAGACAACAATATAGTTGTTGGTTATCTTGCACAATCTTCTGGAACAACTGTTTCAAATGAAATTACTCTAGGAGACGGCTCTATTTCAACTTTAAGATGTCAAGTAACATCAATTTCTGCTCTATCAGATGCTAGAGATAAGAAAGATGTTGAAGACGTGAACGTAGGTCTTGATTTTATCAATGATTTAAGACCTGTTAAGTTCGTGTGGGACACTAGAGATGGTGCTAAAAAAGACATTAAAGAAGTCGGATTTATTGCACAAGAACTAGACGAAGTTCAACAGAAACATGGTATTGAAGATAGTTTACAGTTAGTTTTAAAAACTAACCCTGATAAATTAGAAGCTGCACCAGGAAAACTTATACCAATTTTAGTTCAAGCTATTAAAGACTTAAAAAAAGAAATAGATGAACTTAAAAAAAGTTAATAACTCTGTTAATAACATAACAGATTTATAATAATAAACTAGAGGGCCTTCGGGCCCTCAAAAAATTATGGAATTTAATTTAAATAAAGTACTTGAAAATTTAAGAAAAAAAGGTGAAGCTCTTTCTTCTTTTGGAAAAGAAGAAGATGATGAAAAAAAAGATGATTATTATATTGCAGATACTGAAGATGAAAATGAAAGAAGTACACAAGATTCAGTAACTTCAATAGTATTAGATAAATCAGATGATGAAAAAAGTATTGATGAGGAATCAGCTGAAGTTATCAAAACAGAAACTAAAGATAAGAAAAAAGAATCTGAAGAAGATTTAGAAAAAAAATTAAAAAATATAGAAAAAGTTATTGATACTTTTGGTGGTAGCACTAACGTACTTGGTTCAAGTAAAGAATTAGTTGGTACACCTAGTGATAATATAAATTTAAAACCACTAGATTTTAGTCAATTACAAGCTAGAGAAAATCAACAAGAATATTTAAAACCTTCTAATGTACAAAATGACAGAATTGCTTTACTTTATAAGGATTTAGAAAAATATAATTTAATATAGGAGAAAAAAATGGCAGGATCGGATTTAAATGTAGCTTTTACTTCTACTACTGGAGCCACACAAACATTATTTGGTGGACCTACTAGATTAAAAGCTTTTATAATTACACCAACAGCTACCGCTGGAACAGTAGTTTTTAAAGATGGAGGAACAGATAAATTTACAGTAACTACATCTGCAAGTGTTTCATCGGGACCAGTTAATATTAATTTACCAAGCGATGGTGTAAGATTTGGTACATCTTTACAAGCAACTTTAACTAATGTTGGTGGAGTTACAGCATTTTTTGCATAATGGAGGACTATGGCTTTATCAGGAACGTCCACATTTACTTTAACTGTAAATGATGTAATACAAGAAGCTTACGATAGAATAGGTGGTGATCCTATTTTAGGTTATGATGTAAGATCAGCTAGACGTAGTATGAATATTATGTTTAGTGATTGGGCTAATCGTGGTTACAATCAATGGACAGTAGAATATAAAACTTTAGCTATTACAACTGGAACAATTGAATATACTTTACCAGGTGATACTGTAGATATAATTAATGCTAATATACAAATAAGTGACGGAACCGAATATTCAATGACTGCTTTAGGTTTAAATGATTATGCAGCAATTTCTAATAAAACAACACAAGCTAGACCTACACAATATTATTTACAAAGATTAAGTACACCTATTTTAAAAATTTATCCAGCTCCAGATACTAATTATACTATTACTTATTATCGAATGAGAAAAATGGAAGATATTACAGCTTCTACTGTTAGTGGTGTAGAACAAAATATAGATGTACCATTTAGAGCTTTCGAGTGTATGTGTGCAGGACTTGCATATTATCTTTCTAAAAAAAGAATTGGTGTTCCTCCAACTACGCAACAAACTTTAAAAATAGATTATGAAGAAGCATATCAACGATTAGTTGCTGGCGATGATACTCCTTCAACTAGAATTTTACCAGCAACAGGCAACAGTTTTTATTCATAATGGCTAAAGTACCAGCAAGTACAAGACCACATAGAGCACCTTCTGCAAAATTTTCTGGAGGAAAATATGCTTATGCGATTTCAGATAGATCGGGATTAAAATTTCCTTATAGAGAAATGGTATTCGAATGGACTGGAATGTTTGTTCATACTTCTGAATGGGAACCAAAACAGCCACAGTTAGATTTAACTTATTTCACTGATGCTCAAACTTTACAAAACGCTAGACCATCTGCTGCTATATCTGAAACACAAGCAGCAAGAACAGGTGGTGGTGCAGTTGGATCATCTACTGGTGGTGTTCCTAATCAAGTTACTGCTTTACCTGGTTTTCAAAATACATCTGGTCAATCTGTTTATGTAGGTGTTGCGACTATTCCTACAACGTGGTATTCGAATAATACAAATTTGTTAACAACTACATTAGGAAATGTTACAGTTGTTATTACATGATAAAAAATAAAAAACCATGTGTTATGATTGCAACACCTTGTTATGGTGGTCAACTTTCAGAAGCATATTTACATGGAATTATGAGCGTAACTCAATCTGCAGCAAAAAATAATTATAGCGTACATTTAAATACAATGGGAAATGAAAGTTTAATTACTAGAGCTAGAAATACTTTAGTAAGTCAGTTTTTAGATCAAGATGAAGATGATTCTAATCTCTATACTCATTTAATGTTTATTGATTCTGATATAGGATTTAATGGAGATGCTGTTACTCGTGTGTTATTATCAGATTATGATATAGCTTGCGGAGTATATCCAAGAAAAGCCATCGAGTGGGAAAGAATACCTGAATTAATAAAAAAAAGTGAAGAATATTTAGAACAACGAGCTTTAGGTTATAATCTTAATTTTTCAGATCCTAATAATATAGAGGTTGAAAATGGTTTTACAGAAGTAATGGATGCTGCAACTGGATTTATGTGTATTAAAAAAGAAGTATTTAAAAAAATGATTAAAGCTTATCCTAACCTTAAATATACTACCGATCAAATTATTAATGGTAAAAAGTATGGAAGTAACAACTGTTATGCATTTTTTGACTGTATTATTGATGAAAAAAGTAATAGATATTTATCAGAGGATTATTCTTTTTGTAGATTATGGCAAAAGATAGGTGGTAAAATACATGTTGATCTTCGTAGTCCTTTAACTCATTATGGAACTTATCCATTTTCGGGAAACGTATGGACTAAATTTAAGATTGATGATGAAGTAAAAGTGGAGAATAAAAATGGCGATGACATACAGCAGTCTAAAGACTGATATACAAACTTGGGCAGAAAATACAGGAACTGATTTTAATAATCAATTAGATACTTTTATAGATAATACTTTTGATTCTTTATCAAGAGATATAGACCCTATTGGATTTAATGAAAATGTAACTACTACAACAATAGTTGGCGATAGATTTGTAAATCTTCCAACTGCTATTGAACCTATGTTATTTAATTATTTAACTATTACAGTAGGTTCTAATGTAAATTATTTAGAATTAAAAACTTTAGCTTTTTGTCAAGAATATTGGCCTGATATATCATTACAAGGTCAACCTAAGTATTTTGCTAATTTTGATGATGATCGAGTGTATTTAGCTCCTACTCCAGATCAAGCTTATACTTTAAAATTAGGATATCAAGGAAAAATTAATCCTTTATCTAATACTAATACTACTAATTGGTATACTGAAAATATTTCAGATATTTTATTATTTGGTTGTTTGGCTCAAGCAAATCTCTTTACAAAAAACGTGGAAGATTATACTATATACCAGAATTTATATAATACAAGAGTTGCTACTGTTAATAATGAAGCTCGTAGAAGAAGAAGAACTGATTACAAATTTCCAGGTAGCCCTGTTGGTACAAACACATTAACTGGAGGACAATAATATGGCAATAACACAAGCAATTTGCACTGTATTTAAACAAGATTTAATGTCTCCTGGTGGAAATCTTGCTGCTCAATCTCTTAAATGTGCTCTTTATACTAATGCAGCAACTTTAAATGCAGCAACATCAACTTATACAACTAATAATGAAGTATCAGCATCGGGAACTAATTATACTACTGGTGGAAATACATTAACTAATGTAGCTATTACTTTAGATGGAACTACTGCAATTTTTGATGCCGACAATGTTACATTTCCAAATGCAACTATATCTGCTCAAGCTGCACTATTGTACAATAGTTCTAATGCTAATGCTGCGATTGCTGTTTTAGATTTTGGAGGAGTTAAAACTTCTACAAATGGAACTTTTGAATTACAATTTCCAATTGCTAATGCAAGTTCTGGTTTAATTAGAATAGCTTAAACAATAATAAAAACAAGTAAGGATAAAACATGATAACTGTAGACAAAAAAAACTATGATGAAACTAAACTTTCTGATGAAGGTAAAGTTGCATTAAATAATATACAAATAATTATGGCAGATCAAAATCAAATATCACAAAGATTTTCTAATAATGAAATATTATTAAAACATCATACAGATATTTTAAGAGAACACTTGCCTGAAGAAATAAAAGAAGAAGAAACTGCTGACGATTCAGTAGAATCAGATAAAATACAATGAATGTCGTAGTATCAATAAACGGTCAACAAATTAATGTTATACCTACTAATTTAAGATTTTGGGATCAAATTACTACTTTAGGAACTTATACGTGGACAAATATTTAGTAATTTACAAAATATCAAAATAGGAGTATAAAATTATATGGCTTCATCTTATTCATCAGACCTTAAATTAGAGCTTCAAGCTACAGGAGAAAATGCTAGTACTTGGGGAGATAAAACTAATAATAATTTAAATCTTATTCAACAAGCGATATCTGGTTTTCAATCTATTGATGTAGCTAGTGCTGATGTAACTTTAGTAATGACAGATGCTTCTATTTCTAATGCTAGAAATATGGTATTAAAATTTACTGGAACTTTAGCAGCAACAAGGCAAGTTTTAGTTCCTAATGGTATAGAAAAATTTTATATATTACAAGACGCCACTACTCATGGCGGAAATACTTTAACTTTTAAAACTGTTGGCGGAACTGGTTTTACTTTAGAACAAGGAAAAATAAGTGCAGCTTTTTCAGATGGAACTAATATAACTGAAATTGCTTTAAATACTTTACAAGGAAGTTTAGGAACTGCTCAAATTGCTGACGGTTCAATTACAACCGCAAAAATAGCTGATAATAATGTAACAAGTGCAAAAATAGTAGATGATGCAATTACTACAGCAAAAATAGTAGATGATGCAATTACTACAGCAAAAATAGTAGATGATGCTGTGACAGCCAACAAACTTCAAAGAAAATTTACAATAAGTACATCTAATCCATCGGGAGGAAGTGATGGAGATATTTGGTTTAAATATTCATAGGAATTTAAATGGCTGTTTACAAATTTTATTATTCAACTAATGAAATTACAAGTTTAGAAGAAAACTATATTTCAAGTTCAAACATTTATAATGTAGAGGAAGTTTTTAGAAACGAAAAAGGTAATGTTACTTTAGTAAAACAAATTGATATTTTAGAAGATCCAGATCAAATTAATACTGATGAAGCATTAGGAATTACAAGATTATAATGGCTAATACTTATGGAAAAGTTTCAGGTACATTCGAAGAAATAGAAAATGCTTATGGAAAAGTATCAGGTACTTGGCAAGAAGCAGATGAGATATATGGAAAAGTATCTGGAGTTTGGAAATTAGTTTTTGCAGCCTTTACACCTGGTTCAGTTCAAACATTAAATTCTGGTTCAGGAACTTTTACAGTACCTGATGGTGCTAACGCAATTCACATTCAAGCTTCTGTCGGTGGAGGTGGTGGTGCTGCAGGTGGAGTTAGTTATGACAAAGCTGGTGGAGAATCCTCTGGAGCTGGTGGTGGATCAGGTGCGTATATATCTGATAAAGTATTTACAGTAACTGAAGGTGAAACAATATCTTATTCTATTGGTGGTGGTGGATCTCCAGGAAATCAAACTGGTAATTATGGTCAACCAAAAATTGGAAGTGCAGGAACTAATACAACTTTATCAGGGTCAACTGCAGGATCTATATTTACTTTAAGTGCTGGTGGTGGAGCAAGTGGTACAGGTGGTGGAGTGCAAGGACCTTTAAGAAATAATACTGCAGGAACTGCTGGATCAGCTACAATAAATGGCTCAGCTGTGACATCAGGAAATTTTAGAGATAGTGATGGATCAACTAAAGCAGTAACAACTTTAACATCGGGACCAGTTGGAACATTTAATCAATCTGGTAATGGAGCTGTTGGTCAAAATAACGGAAACTGTGTAGGAGACAACTGTCAAATTGCAGGTTCAAACGGTGCTGCTTCTTATGCTGGAAATATATCGGGTGGAAATGGATGTGGCGTAGGCGGACCTGCTGCAACTGCTGGAACAAGAGGTTCTGGTGGTGGTGGAGGTGGAGCTCAAAATATTGGTAGTACAGGAGAAACTGCTTTTGCAGGTGGTAATGGAGAAATTCAATATAGGTTTTTAAGAGTTAATTAATATAATATATTAACCCATGGCTAATATATCTAAATGGTTTGGTTATCCTATATACATAACTAAATTAAAAAACTTCGAAAATATAAATAAAAAAATTGTACCAATAATAGTTAAAGATATTACTCCAACTAATTCTCAATACTCTACAACAACAGATGTAAAACCTAAAGAGCTACAATCGATAGATGATAATCTACACAAAGATAGAAGATTTAAAGAATTGTACATTGAGCTATCTAAAGCAATTCAAGATTGTTTATTTGCACAAAAATATAATTTAGATTTGTTTGAAGTTTATATTACAAAATCTTGGGCTACTCTATCTACTAAAGAACAATTTATTTCTTATCATAGGCATATGAGTAGTCATTTTAGTTTTGTATATTATCCACAAGCTCACGAACAAGGTAATCTTTTTTTACTTGATGACGATGCTCATAAAGTAGGATTAAATATACCTAAAAGAGATCCATATTTTACAGGATGGGATCAGAATAATTATGGTAAAGCTGAATACCCCGCAGAGACAGGTAATTTAATTATATTTCCATCTATGATGTTTCATGAAACTGGTAAAAATAATAAAGAAATACCTAGAATATCAATTTCAGGAGATATTTTACTTACTATGAAAAAAAGTATTAAATCAGAACATAATATACCTAGTCCAGACGATTGGAAAAAGCTTTAAAATAAGCTTACTTCTTTTATTTATTTAATATATAATAAACAAAAAATAGTATAAATTTAAATATGCCATTAACTCAATTAAATTTTCAACCTGGAATAGATACTGAAAACACACCTACAGGTGCTGAAAGTAAATGGATTGATTGTGATAAAGTAAGATTTAGAAAAGGTCTACCACAAAAAATAGGTGGATGGACTAAATTTAGTACAGGTTATTATGTTGGAGTAGGACGAGCTATTGAACAGTGGTTTGCTTTAAATGGTGGTCGTTACGAAGCTCTAGGAACAGATAGAAAAATTTATGCTTACGCTTCAGGTACAAGTCAAGATATTACTCCTATAAGATCAATTGATGGATTAAATAATGCAATTAGTACTACAGCTGGTAGTAATTCAATTACTATTATGGACACTGGTCATGGAGCTTCTCAAGGAGATTTTGTAACTTTAAGTAATGTTTCTACAGCAGTAGGTGGAATTCCAGCTACAACTCTTGAGGCGGAATATGAAATTTTAACTGTATCAAATACTAATGCTTATACTATACAAAGTAGTGCTACAGCGACTGCTAGTGTAGCACCGACTGCTAGTTGTACTGCTACTTATCAAATAGGTATAGGTCCATCTGTTCAAACTTTTGGTTTTGGTTGGGGATCAGGTACTTGGAATACTGGGACATGGGGAACTCCTAGATCGTCATCTAATGTAATTCTTGATGCTCGATTATGGTCTATTAATAATTGGGGAGAAGATTTAATTATTACACAAAAAGATGGTGCAACTTATGAATGGAATTTATCTGGTGGAATGAGCAATAATAGATGTACAGCTGTTGCTAATGCTCCTTCTACTTCTACACTATCATTAGTATCTACAGAAACTAGACACGTAGTATGTATGGGAACAGAAATCGTAATTGGAGATAGTTCAAGTTTTGATAAAATGTTTATTCGTTGGTCTGATCAAGAAAATTATAATCAATGGACACCTAACGTAGTTAATTCTGCTGGATCACAAAGAATAGCTGGTGGTAGTGAAATAAGATGTGCAAAACCTGCTAAAGGAACTATATTGGTATGGACAGATACAACGATGAATTCAATGTCTTTTATTGGTCCACCTTTTATATTTGGTTTTAGACAACTAGGTAATGACTGTGGAGCTGTTGGTCTTAATTCTGCGATAGTAATAGATGATGTAGCTTATTGGATGTCTGATGGACAGTTTTTTAGATATGCAGGAGCAGTTCAAGAAATACCTTGTCCTATATTAAATCATGTATTTGATGATATTAATAAAGCTCAATATTCACAAGTCTATGCAGGACAAAATTCTAACTTTTCAGAAGTTATATGGTACTATTGTTCTAGCAACTCAAATCAAAGTGATCGTTATGTAATTTATAATTATTTAGAAAACTCTTGGTATTTTGGAACTATGAATAGAAGTACATATCAAGATAATGGAGTTGAATTAAATCCGTTAGCTTCTGAATATTTTCCTAATTCAAATGTAGCTACTATAACTACTATTAATGGTGTAACTCAAGGAAGAAGTATAATCTATGCTCAAGAATCAGGAGTAAATGCTGATGGACAACCACTACCTTCATTTATACAATCTGGTGATGGTGATATAGCAGATGGTGAAACTTTTAGTTTTATTAATAAAATTATACCAGATTTTAAAAATCAAACTGGTAATGCAACTATTACTTTAAGAGTAAAAGATTATCCAAATGATTCTGATAGAGTGGGAGAAGTTTTAAACGTAAGTAATACTACAAGCTTTTTAAATACTCGTATTCGAGGAAGACAAACTAATGTAAAAATAGAAAATAGTGCTCTAGATGATAATTGGAGATTTGGAACACTAAGAGTAAATATAAAACAAGATGGAAAAAGATAAATATACAATAAGACCAGCTCGTATATCAGATGCTGTTAAAATAAGAGAATTACTTAAAACGTGGCTTACAGAGGCTCCATTTAACTTTGGAAACACTAATAATACTAAAGCTCTTGAAAATATAGTATTTTACATTAAGAATAGTTTTGTTATAGTAGTAGAATATGAAAATATTATTATAGGAACATTGGCTGCTACAGTTGATGAAACATGGTACAGCGATAAAAAGTTCATGAGAACTTTATGGTTACATGTTAATCCTAAACATAGAAACTTTAGGATCTTTCGTTCTATAATGATAGTTTTTAAAGAATACGCATTAGCAAATAAAGTAACTGCGATATGCGAAATCTTTCAAGGTAAAGACGTTGAAAGAAAAGACAAAGCTTTTAATAAATTAGGATTTAAAGTTATCGGAGGAACTTATATAGTCAATGGGTAGTATTTTCAAACCAAGTGTTAC